CTTGCGTATGTCGGCTCGCGTCTGGCCTTCCGCGGCAAAATCGTGCGGGCGCAAAGCGTGGCAGCGTATAAGGCGATACGCGAGGTGGCGTAAGCGCAAAGCGCCAAAGCGTGGAGCGAAGCGACTAAAACGAAAGAACGGGATTCGGATGGTTTCCGAATCCCGTTTAAAAGGAATTCAAATACCGGCGAAGCCGGTCGATTTTTTTTAGAATTAAAGACAGAATCGTTATGGGAAGAGTTATTGATTTTTTGAGAGAAAGTAACCGATGGAAGCATCTGTTAGGCGGATTCCTTGTAGGTCTGCTGGGAACGCATCCGGTGGTAGCCCTGTATGCAAGTGCTGTGGCGGCTTCCTGTTTGGAACTGAAGGATAAGCAGCATGGTAGCTGTTGGGACTGGATAGATTGGGGATTAACCGTGCTTGGCGGCGCTTTTGCTGCTCTTTTATGGTTATTCTTCTGAGCATTATAGACTTCTTTTTCTTTGAAATAAGTACCTTTGTAATTGGTAGAGCTTCCCG